GGCCTGGACTTGTCCAGCACGACGGACCTAACGGCCCTGGTGCTGGCTTTCCCCATTGATAACGAGGTGCACGTCCTGCCCTTCTTCTGGATTCCGAAGGAGACGGCCCGCCGGGCCGAGCAGCGGGACCGGGTGCCCTATCTGACCTGGGCGCGGGAGGGGTTCCTAACGCTCACCGAGGGGAACGCCGTGGACTACGCCCGGGTGGAGGCCGACATTAAGGCGCTGGCCCAGGAGTTCCGCATTGTCGAGCTGGCTTATGACCGCTGGAATGCCGGAATGCTGATTCAGCGGCTGCAGGAGGACGGCGCCCGGGTGGTGCCTGTCGGCATGGGCTACGCTTCGCTGTCGGCACCCATGAAGCACCTAGAAGAGCTGGTGCTGACCGGGCGCCTGGTGCACGGGAATAACCCGGTGCTCAATTGGAACGCCGACAACCTGGCCGTGGAGCAGGACGCCGCCGGCAATATCAAGCCGAGCAAGGCCAAGAGCCGGCAGCGGATTGACGGCATGGTGGCCTTGGTGCTGGCCCTGTCCCGGGCCATGCTGCGGACGCAGCGGGTGAGTCCTTACGAAGAACGGGGGCTGCTGGTGGTATGAGTGTTCTGGAGTGGCTGAAACGGCCCTTTGAGCGGCGGGCCATGACNCTNCGGGACCCGGACGGCTGGCGAGTGCTGTTCGGCACGCAGACCACCGCCGGGACCATCGTTACGCCGGAAACGGCCCTGGGCCATCCGGCCATCCTGGGAGCGGTGCGGCTGCTGGCNGAGCTGACGGCTAGCCTGCCCCTGGTGGTGTACGAACGCACCGACCGGGGCCGCCGGCGGGCCACCGAGCACCCGGTGTACCAGCTGCTGCATGAGGCCCCCAACGACACCATGACGCCGTTCACGTTCAANGAGACGCTGGTCTTGCACCTGCTCCTGTTCGGCAACGCCTACGCCCTGGTGGTGCGGAGCGGCGGCCGGCCGGTGGCCCTGTGGCCGCTGCACCCGACCAGGGTTCACCTGGACGACCAGGACGGTGTTTTCANCTACAANGTGAGNAGNCCGGGCGGCGTCGAGCAGTANCCGCCGGAAGACATCGTGCATGTCCCGATTCTGGCACCGGACGGTGTNCGGGGACAGTCCCCCGTCACCCTGGCCCGGGAGGCCATCGGCGCGGCNCTNGCGGCCGAGGAACACGCTGCCTTGTACTTCGCCAACGGGGCGCAGCCGTCCGGTGTGCTGGTGCACCCGGGGCAGCTGTCTCCCGAAGCGGCCCAGCGGCTGCGGGAGAGCTGGAGGGCCGCNCACGGGGGCCGCAACCGGGGCGGGACGGCCGTCTTGGAAGGCGGCATGGAGTACAAGCCCATCAGCAACACGGCCAAGGACGCCCAGCTGATTGAGGCCCGGCAGTTCGCCATGCGGCTGCTGGCGGCGGCCATGCGGATTCCTCCGCACCTGCTGGACCCGTCCGTGCGGGGCGCTTATGCCAACGTCGAGACGCAAAGCCTGGAGTTCCTGACCTTTAGCCTTCAGCCGCTGCTGACCCGGTTCGAGGAGGCTTTCACCCGGCGGCTGTTCACGGCCCAGGAGCGGCGCCGCTACTATGCCGAGTTCCTGGTGGACGGCCTGCTGCGGGCCGACACCCGGACCCGCTACGAGGCTTACAAGACCGCTATCCAGGCCGGCTTCATGGGTGCGGACGAGGTCCGGGAGCGCGAGAACCTGCCCAGGAGGTGATAGCGTGGGCAAAGAGCTGGAAACCCGCAGCTGGCCCTTTGCGGCCGAGCTAAGGCAAGAAGGCGAGCAGCCCGTACTGGTGGGCTACGCCGTCCGGTGGGGCGAGGTATCCGAGCCGCTGCCCTTCCGGGAGCGGTTCCTGCCCGGCGCCTTTGCCAAGGACCTGGCGAGCGGCCGCGACGTGCTGGCCCTGGTGGGACATGAGCTGTCCAAGGTGCTGGCCCGCCGCAGCAACGGCACCCTGACGCTGCGGGAAGACGACGTGGGCCTGTGGGTGGAGATTCGTCCCAACATGGAGACCAGCTTTGCCCAGGACCTGGTGGCCCTGGTGCGACGGGGCGACTTGAAGCAGATGAGCATCGGCTTTGTGGCGACGGAAGACCGCTGGGCCAATGACCCGCAGGTGGGCCGCGTCCGCGAAGTGCTGGAGGCGGAGCTGCGGGAAGTGTCCATCGTGTCCCTGCCGGCTTACACCGGCACAAGCGTAACAACGAGAGGAAAGGAGAGCGAGAGCATGAGCGAAGAGCTTCGCAACGCACAGACGGCTGTCGTGGAGGAGGAGCGGGACGAGCGGCAGGAGCAGCCGGCCGCCGAGGAGCGGCAGCAGCCGGCGGCGGAGGAGCGCACCGTCCCCCGGGTGGACGTGCGGCTGGCAACGCCGGCGACCGAGACCCGGAGCACGGCCTTCTCGGACTACCTGCGTGGCCGGCCCTTTGACATCCGCGCCATGAAGGTGGGCGACGGCGCCGCCGGAGGGTTCCTGGCGCCCGAGAGCTTCCAGGCCGAGCTGATCCGCTGGCTGCGGGAGGCCAGCGTCATGCGCCAGGTGGCCCGGGTGATTGGCCCCATCGCGGCGGCCAAAGTGACGTTCCCGGCCCTGGAGAACGCTGTGACCGCCGCCTGGACGCCCGAGACCCAGGCCATCACTCCGAGCGACCCGACCTTTGCCCAGGTGGAGTTCACGCCGCACAAGCTGGCGGCCCTTACGCTGGTCTCCAACGAGCTGCTGGCGGACTCCGGCGTCAACGTGGAGCAGTTGCTGGCGCAGCTGTTCGGCGAGGAGCTGGGCGAGAAGGAGGACGCCGCCTTCTTCAACGGCACCGGCAACGGGCAGCCGGCCGGCATCCTCCGGGACAACCGNATTCCGACNGTGNCCGCGAGCGGCGAAGAGGAAATCACCGCCGACGACATCCTGGCGCTGTACGACGCCCTGCCGCCGCAGTACCGGCCGAACGCCGTTTGGATCATGCACCCGGCGGTGATGAGCGTCCTGCGGCGCCTGAAGGACGACAAGGGGCAGTACCTGCTGGTGACGGGCCTGGCTGCGGAGGCGCCGACCACCTTGCTGGGCCGGCCGGTGTATCTGACCAGCCACATGCCCGAGCTGGCGGCCGGCGCCAAGACCATCCTCTTCGGTGACGTGCGCCGGGCCTACTACATTGTGGACCGGCAGGGTGTTGAGGTGCAGCGTTCGTCCGACCGCTANTTTGAGCAGGACGTGACCGCCTTCCGGGCCATCGTCCGCACGGACGGNAAGGTNGTCTTGCCNGACGCNGTGCGCTTCCTGCAGCAGCCGGCGTAACACGGACGGCGGGGCGGGCCACCACCCGCCCCTGCCCCTATTCCGGGGGGTGAAGGCATGAGCTGGAGCGTTCAGACCGTGACCCCGCCGGCGGGCCTGCCGGTGACGCTGGAGGAGGCCAAGCTGCACCTGCGGCTGCCCTTGGAGTTCCCGGAAGAGCAGCAAACCGTGGAGGACGAGCTTATCCGCCGGCTGATTGCGGCCGCTACCGAGGACGCCGAGCTGTATCAAGGGCGGGCCTACATCACCCGCACCTTGCGGCTGAACCTGGACCGCTTCCCGGCCGCTGGCGGCNCCATATACCTGCCCTTCCCGCCGGTGAAGCAGGTGCTCTCGGTGGAGTACACCGACGCCGCGGGCCAGCAGCACACCCTGCCTGCCACCGACTACGTGGCAGACCTGNCCGCAGCNCCGGCCCGGCTGGTGCCTGCACCTGACAAGGGGTGGCCCTTGACATCCCTTCGCCCCGTGGCCGGCGTGACTGTGACCTACGTAGCGGGCTACGGGGAGGACCCGCAGGACGTGCCGGAGAACATTCGCTCTGCCATCCTGCTCCTGGTGGGCCACCTGTATGAGCACCGGGAGGCAGTCTACTCGGACCGGGGCACGCCCCAGGAGCTGCCCCTGGGNGTCACCTACCTGCTGGCGAAGGACCGGGTGTTTGTCCCGGAGGTGGCATGATGGGCGCAGGACGGTACCGCCACCCGGTGGAGATTCAGCACAAGAGCTGGGTGCAGGACCCTTTGACCGGGGAAATGCGTGAAGACTGGACCACCTACGCCCGGGTGTGGGCGGCGGTGGAGGATATAAGCGGTCGCGAGTTCTGGGCGGCGCAGCAAGTGCAAAGCGAAGTCACCACCCGGATTCGGCTGCGCTACCTGCCTGGTGTGGAACCGTCCATGCGGGTGCTGCACGCGGGGCGCCAGCTGGAGATTGTGGCGGTGCTGGAGCCGGACGGCACCCGCCGGGAGCTGCAGCTGCTGTGCAAGGAGCTTGTGGAGTAAGGGGGGCGGCGGCGGTGGAGAGCCTGACGGCTTACATACAGGAAGCCAAGCGCGAAACACGGCGAGCACGGCAGGAGCCGCTGACGCCGGATTCCCTGGTCCGGCGCCATCTTGGGCTGCCGGTGGTGCTGGCAACCGAGGCCGCCCGGAAGGCGAACCTTCACCGCCAATGGCTGCCGGACCTAATAGCGGCCGGCAACGTGGCCCTGGTGGAAGCCTCCAAGACCTATGACCCGAGCAANGGCACCTTCCGAGCCTACGCAAAGCCCCGGGTGGCCGGCGCGATTNGGGACGCCCTAACGATGATGATGAGCGGCGGCACCCTTGGGCCGGGGACCNGGCAGAAGTANCANACCTACCTNNCCGCGGTGCGGCGGGTGGAGCAAGACGGCCGGGAGCCCACCCTGGAAGAGCTGGCGAAAGAGGCTGGCCTGCGAGTGGACACGGTGCGAGCCTTGCAGCAGCTGGCGGAAGGAATCGTCCACCTGGAAGGGCTAGTGGACAACCCCGACGGAGACGACGCAACACCGCTGGCTGACTGGCAGCGGGACCCGTCACCAGGCCCGGAGGAGCAGGCCCTGGACGCCCTGGAGGCCCAACAACGCCGGGAGGAGCTGGCCCGGGCCGTGGAGTCCTTGCCAGAGCGGTTCCGTCTTGCCATCTGCCTGACAACCGGCTTCCGAGGGATAGAGCGGGCCACCCTGGGCGACGTGCTGGCGGTGTACATGAGCTACGAGCGCCAGCACCGGGCGAGGACGAAGCTGCAGAAAGTCTTCCGGGAGGGAAAGGCCAATGCCCGCAGACTTGGCTTTGAGCCAGAAGACGCCCGCGGTGTCCCCCGAGGAAGCGGCCCAATTTCTGCTGATGCTTCCCTTGGTAGACCAAGCTCTGGCTTCCGCCGACATCGGGCCGAGGACATCTGGCGCCTTCTTGCGGATAAGTTCCGGGAAGCGGCCCCGGTGGACGCCGACGCGCATCTCTGAACCCGAGTCCTTTGTGTTGCGGCATGACTGGGAAATCAACCTGGCCCGGCGCGTACACAAGGCCTTGTGCGAGTTGGGGCTGACGTTCTTGGAATCGCAGGTGCTCCATCACCACTTCTGGAAAGCCATCCCGCTAAGAACCTTGGCTGACTTCCTGGACGTGACGGTAGCAGAGTTGACGGAGGCCCGGGAGAGTCTGCTGCGCAAGGCCGCCGGTGCCCTGGAGGAATTGCGGCAGGACTTGGTCCGGCTGCGCCGTAGGTGGCAGGTATGACCCAAGAAGAGCTTCTGCAGAGAATAGGCACCCGGATTCACCAGGCCCGGAAGGAGCGGGGCTTGACGCAAGCCGAGTTGGCGGCGCCGGAGTACACGAAGAGTTTCATAAGCCAGGTGGAGAAGGGCAGGCTGTGGCCGTCGTTGCGGGCCATGATTCACATCGCCCGCCGCCTGGACAAGCCGCTGGACTGGTTCGTCGCGGACGAGCCTCCGCCGACCCCGCTGGAGCGGCTGGCCCGGGAGCTGGACGTGGACCCCGAGAAGCTGCGGGCTGCCCTGGAGCGGGCGCTGTTTGGCCGGTAGGCGGTGAGCCGGGATTGTACTGCCAATGTACTGCCTATGGCATGGAAAATGACGCATCTTGGCGGACGTTGGGGGAAACTTCCAGGAGGCGAAAAGCCCGTTGTAGAGCCGTTCTTGGACGTTCGAGGACAAAGACGGACGGCCCCTTGATGGCTTTGACATCGTGAAGGCCGGGGGTTCGAGTCCCTCCGTCCCCACCAAACGGAAAACGCCCTCCGGAAGCCACTTTCCGGAGGGCGTTCTTCTGTTTTCCACGTCCAAGACTGCCCACAAGCCTTTTTTCGGGGACCAACGTGTGCGGCGGTTGCGGAAGTGCCTGTCCGGCCTTGACATCGTGAGGACCGGGATCGGGAGTCCCTCCGTTCCCACTGAATAGGAATGTCCTCCGGAAACGGGTTTCCTGGAGTCTTGTTTTCCTTGCCAGCCCAACGGCCCGAGAATCATCCTGTTCACGCAACCAAAGTGCATCAACCGGTCGCGTTCGCACTTCGGCCACAAGATACCGTACCCGGGCATCTATTTGGCCTGTTGGAGGC